AAAAACAACAAAAGCAACAAAAAAAGCAACAACAAAAGCAACAACAAAAGCAACAACAAAAGATGAAGGAACTTTATTAAAATTACCACCGGATGATATTGATAAATTAAAAGAAAGAATTCCAAAGCAGGGTGATAAAATTTTATTGAAAGCATCGTCTTATTTTTTAAATAATAGAGAGATGTTTGTGAACTTTATAAATTCATTATTAAAAGATTATAAAACAAAATTATCTAGTTTAGGTGAATATAGTTGTGAAAGTAAAGGAAATGGTGTATTTACTTTACTTTCGCATCAAAATATCGTAAGAGATTATATAAATTTAATTACGCCATATAGAGGATTATTATTATATCATGGACTTGGTTCGGGAAAAACTTGCTCATCTATTGCTATAGCAGAAGGAATTAAAAGCGACAAAGAAGTTATCATTATGTTACCTAAATCATTAGAAACAAATTATAAACAAGAATTAAAAAAATGCGGAGATGAATTATATAAAAATAATCAACATTGGGAAAAAATAAGTACGATAGCAGACCCAGCATTAATAGAGCCACTTGCATACATATTATCATTACCACCGAAATTAATAGAAAAAATGGGAGGCGCTTGGTTTATAAATAAAAATAAACCGCCAAATTATAATAGTTTAAATCCTGATAACCAAAGAAGTTTAAATGAACAAATAGAAAGAATGATATTAAATAAATATAAATTTATTAGATATAATGGATTAAGAGAAAAGCGATTAAATATGTTAGTAAGTGAAGCAAGTGACGCCGACGGAAATCCTTTTTCAAATAAAATAATTGTAATTGACGAAGCACATAATTTAATTAGTAGAATAGTAAATCGATTAAATAGACCAGATTCAATAGCAATGAGATTATATAATTTTTTAAAATCAGCGGAAAATGCAAGAATTGTTTTATTAACAGGAACACCAATTATTAATTATCCTCATGAAATTGCTATAACAATGAATATATTAAGAGGGAATATTAAGACGTGGAATTTTCAGTTACAAAATAATAGTGCTGGAAAATTTAAATTAACACAAGAATCTTTAATTGAGTTATTTAAAACAAATTTACAATCAAATTTTGATTATTTAAAATTTAAATCAAGCCCAGAGCCGATGCTAACAATAACAAGAAATCCATATGGATTTTTTTCAGAATATGATTCTGCTAACGGCAAATATAATGGTGTAACATTAGATGAAAATGGTAATATTGATGATTCTACATTCGTAAATGTTATAACTGAAATATTAGCATTAGAAAATATTAAAATAGTAAATGATGCTACAAAAGTGACATCATATAATTGTTTACCTGATAATAAAGATGAATTTCGAGCAAAATTTATTGAACCTGGTAAAGGTAATGAACCTACTAAAGTGAAAAATATGGATTTATTTAAAAGAAGAATATTAGGGTTAGTTTCTTATTTTCCAGATATTGACGCACTGTTACCAAAATATAATAAAAAAGACGATTTTAATTTAATATTAATACCAATGAGTGATTTTCAATTTTCAGTATATGAAGAAGCTAGAGCAGAAGAACGAAAAATACAACGAAACAATGCTAAAAAAAAAGCTAAAAAAGGTGCAGGAGGTGATATTTTTGAAGATTCAACATCAACATATCGTATTTTTTCTCGAGCATTTTGTAATTTTGTTTTTCCGAGAGAAACTATGAGTGACGGAAAAAAAATAAGTCGCCCATTGCCGCGTGAAAACGCGGAACTAAATGAAGTAATTACAGAAACGGCAGACGAAGATTTATTAGATGCCGTAATTGTAGAAGATGATCCAGATGATGGTCTAACAGATACAGCCTTAACATCTACAGAATTACAAGAAACTGCTTCATATGCTGCTAGAATAAAAACTGCTTTAAAATTATTAAAAGATTATTCTGATGAATATTTAAGTCCAGAAGGTTTAAAAACATATAGTCCAAAATTTTTGAATATATTAAATCGTATTTTATATGATTCATTAGATGGCTCACATTTAATATATAGTCAATTTAGAACATTAGAAGGTATAGGTATTTTAGCCTTAGTTTTTGAGGCAAATGGATTTGCACAATTTAAAATAGCAAAAGTTGGAGGAGAATGGAAATTAAATATAAAAGAAGAAGATATGGGCAAACCAAAATATATTTTTTATACTGGGACTGAATTACAAGAGGAAAAAGAAGTACTTCGAAATATTTTTAATAGTAATTGGGATGCTTTAGATGCACCAGAAACTAGTAGTTTAAAAAAACAATTATTAGAACTTGAAAAAAGTAACCCACTTATTAAAGAAGGAAGTCCTGAAGTGCAACAAAAAAATTTATATGGCGATATAATTAAAATTATTATGATTACTGCTTCTGGGGCTGAAGGAATATCATTAAATAATGTAAGATATGTTCATATTACAGAGCCATATTGGCATCCAGTTAGAATAAATCAAGTTATTGGACGAGCTAGACGTATATGTAGTCATAAAGATTTACCACTTGATAAACAAAGAGTTGAAGTTTTTTTATATTTAATGGATTTTACACAAGGACAGATAGATATTGCATCTAATGAATTAAAACAACAAGATAAAAGTAAGTTAGATAAAAAGTCTTATATGAATTATAAGATTTTAGATAATCCATATTTATCAAGTGATCAGGCTTTGTTTGAAATATCAACCGAAAAAGAATTAGTAACCCAAAATATTTTAGAAAGTATGAAGGTGGCATCAATTGATTGTGAATTACATAATCAGGTGGGTACAAGTAATCAATTAAAATGTTTTACATTTGGTTCAGCAAATCCTAATAAATTTGCTTATACTCCATCAATTAATGATGAACAAGATGATAAAGATAAAGCAATGAATCAAACAGAAGTTGTTTTAAAATTAAAGAAGGTAAGATTAGAAGGAGCTGATTATGCTTATAATTCAGCGGTTTTAAATAAAGAAAATGAAGATGCTGATGGAATTGTTAAAACTACTATATATACATTAGATAGTGCAAAAACCGGTAATCCTATTCCAATTGGAACATTATTTTTTAAAAATACAGCAAATCCGGGAGAAGAGCCAAAATATCAACCGAATAGTTTTACTTTTTTTGCAACATATAAAAAATAAAAATTATATAACAAAACCATTATTAAAATGTAATAATGGAAATTTTCAAATGGTAATAACCCATATGTTAAATTAATAATATCATGAAAATATACTTCTTGAAGAAGTATATTTTTTACATTTAGTATTTAGAGTTGTTTAATAATTCCAAAATTTTATCTTGATTAATAGAAATATTTTGTAATAATTTATATACATCATTAATTGATTTATTTGAATCATTATTTGAATCATTATTTGAATCATTATTTGAATTATTTGAATCATTGGAATCATTGGAATCATTGGAATCATTATTTTTTGTTTTTAATTTACTTAGAATGCTATCTGGAGTTGGAATAAATCTAACTTTTTTTTCAGATTCATTATTTATCGTCGAAGTTTTTGAATTATCTGAGATAACATCATAAGAACGACTTGTAATAATTTCATTTAACTTAGTATTTAATTCTTCATTATTAAATGGTTTATCTATCTCCTCATTAAAACTAACATCTTTTGGACGATCGCGATTAACTAATTGAATAAATTCTTCTTGTTTATTTTTAAATTCTTCTTGAATTTGAATTTTTACTTCTTCTAATGGTTTTTGAATACTTGTACTCTGAAATTTTTGAATTCGTTCAAACATTTTACCCATTACTAATTTATTTTTATCTTTTAAATTAGTATTTTCGTATTGTGAAACTTCTGTTATAATTTTTTCATAAGTATTTTGAATTTCATTTGCATAATTATTAGGAATATTATCAAACGCATCAGCTTCCATAAGTAATTGCCAGATTAATGCTTTATTATCTTGTGATAAAAATATATTACTTGACATATATCAAAATGTTTTAAATTATATTTAATATTAAAATTAAATTAAATATATTAAAATTTAATTGAAAAATATTTTTCTTAATTTTTCCATTTCTTTATCGGGAATTCTCTCTGTAAAATTAGGACATTCTTTATTTTTTAATAAACTAATAATAATATATAATACATACATACCACATTCAGTGTTAGATCTTTGATGTGTTGTTTTATTAATAATTTCTTTTAAATCAATATTTAAAGATTTTGCTTGTCTTTTAATTTTTCTTATTAATTTGTTAATTTCTTTAGGTGTTGTATCAGCATTGCTATCAAAATAATATATAAATTTATTTTCTAAATTTATGAAAAGACAAATCCAATGAGAACCACTTAAATGATGAGGATCAGTATTAAAAATAATACCAATTTTATTAATACCTTCATCTTTATATTTTTTAATACTAAAATGGCATAAATCATTCCAAACGCATTGACTAAATGTTTTTTTTTTATCAAAATCAATCGGCGATGGACCAATAAATTTAAAATTTTTATATTTGTTTTCATATTGATGCATTACTTTATTAATATCTACACTACTTAACCATTCATTTGGATTTTTTTTCCAAGTTGGAGGAGCAAATGGAGCAAATGTATTTTTACTTAAAGTACTATCTAAATCATTAGATATAAATTCTTTTGATAACCAACAATGCTCATTAGAACAAGTATCTTGCAAATATTTATTTAAAGTATTCCAAATTATATATAAATCATTTGACTTTATTTGTTTATCTTTATTTTCTAAATTCCATTTATTTCTTAATTTTATTAAACTTTTTGGAGAATAACATGTGAAATCTAATTTTTTATTAGGACTACAATTTAATTTTTTAATTGTTTTTTTATTATTTTTTTTATTATTCTTTTTTGTTTTTTTATTATTATTTTTTTTTGTTTTTTGTTTTTTCATGACCCTACTATTTATATTTAACAAATATTATTCTTTTTGTATGCCTTTTTTCCTTAAACTAGGGTCTTTAATATTTATATATTTTTTTACAGGAATAATGTTGTCATTTTGTTTAATATTTATTTTTTTAACAAAATTATTTAAATTTGTAGGAGCAGAATTAATTGTTAATAATTCTTTACAATCATCAATTAATTCCTTTTCAGTTTTATTCACTATATTAGAATTATTAGAATTATTAGAATTTAAACTTAAATCATTATACTCGGTCTGACAAATATCACCTAAATCAATTTGTTTAAAAAAATAAATAATTTGTGATGCATAATTATAAAATGCAGATTTTAAATTATCATTAATATAATTTGCTTTACTCATGTCTTTTGTGATTTGACTTATTCGTTTTCTATAAAATTTAATATCATTTTCTAAATCATCTGATTCCGATTGATTGTCTACAATAATATTTGGATTTAATAAATATTGTAGCGTTATTTTATTTATATATTCATTGTTCATTAATATATAAATATTAATTATCTTTTAATAGTTGACGAGTATCATTATTAAATATTTTAGTTCCTAAATTAGTATGTTGAGATACTTGAGTGTTTTGATTTGGTGCATGTAATGTCGGCTGTAATCCCCAAACATTATTATTATTTTCATTATTTGTATTTGGTAAATTTGGGTAAAGTCCTTGAGCGCTACTTGTATTTGTTTTATTTATAGTTGAATTATATAATTCACTTGTACTATTAGGAACATATTGAGCTTGTGGTGATTTTTGTAAAGCATATACTTGATTTCTTAATATAGATTCAGTATTTGTATTAGCAGCATAATTACTCCAAGATCCGTTTGATGTTGCCGGTAGAAAATAATCATTTGGCTCTGAATTATATTTTAAAACTCTTGATTTACATTCGCCAGACGGTACAGCATTAGCTAAAGGCATAGTGTATAAAGTTGATTGTGGTCTGGCTGGTATTAAAACTTCAATATTTCCGCTAGCCATTGTTCGTGATAAAATACGTTGATTTATTGTATTAACTAAATTATTTGAACAATTGTTAGAATTAATTAATTTTTGATCCATATATTGTATACTATTATAATAAAACAAATTATTAGTATAAAATAAATTATTATAATAAAACAAATCTAAAGATTTATTAAAGAATTAATAATATATGTGTGGAATTTTTGCTTTATTAAATTATAATGGAACTAAATTAACTACTAGTTATATCGGCGAACAGTCGCAAAAAGCTCAGCATAGAGGACCTGATTCTTATAAAATAGAACATAATAAAAATATTTTTTTAGGATTTTATAGATTAGCAATTAATGGTTTAGATAAAAAATCAGATCAGCCACTAAAATACAATAATATAGTATTGATATGCAATGGTGAAATATATAATTTCAAAAATTTGTATAAATTAATGAATATTAGACCTATAAGTAACTCAGATTGTGAAGTAATAATTCATTTATATGAAAAATATGGAATAGAATATACGATAAATAGTCTAGATGGAGTATTTGCTTTTGTATTAATTGATTATAATATTAATAAAGTATTTGTAGGGAGAGATCATTATGGTGTGAGGCCATTATTTTATTTATCTGAAAAAAATAATATGGATAAATCTAGTGAAAATTTATTAGGATTTTCATCTGAAATGAAACAATTACATAATTTTACAATTGATAATATAGAATTAGGATATAAAGTATCTGAAAATTTACAGATTAATATTTTTGAGCCGGCAACTTATATGGAAATAGAACTGGATGAAAATAATAATAAATGGTATATACTCAATCAGAAAAAATTTACAAATTTTCATTTAACTAGAATAAATCCTTCTAATGATGAAATTAATGAAGAAACTATAATATCTAATATTCATGATATTTTTTGTGAAGCTGTGTATAAAAGAGTAACAACCACAGATAGACCGATTGCCTGTTTATTATCCGGAGGATTAGATAGTAGTATAGTGGCAGCACTAGTGAGTCAAATTTATGATAAACCATTAGAAACATATAGTATAGGATTAGAAGGGTCAGAAGATTTAAAATATGCTAGAGAGGTAGCAAAACATATTAACTCTAATCATACAGAAATTATAGTTTCTGAAGAAGATTTTTTTGCATTTATTCCGAATGTTATCAAAAATATTGAAAGTTATGATACAACTACTGTTAGAGCTAGTGTTGGTAATTTGCTAATATCACAATATATTTCAGAGACATCAGAAGCAAAAGTTATTTTTAATGGCGATGGAAGCGATGAGTTAATGGGTGGGTATTTATATATGAATTATGCAAGTGATAGTTTAGAGTTTGATAAAGAATGTAAACGACTTTTAAATGATATACATTATTTTGATGTATTACGTTCAGATAGAAGTATATCTACCCAAGGATTAGAACCAAGGACACCCTTTTTAGATAGAGATTTTGTAACATTTTATTTATCCATACCTGTAGATTATAGATATTCAAAGAATAAAAAACAAGAAAAATATTTATTTAGAAAAGCATTTGATAAGGGATATTTACCAGACAGCGTTTTATGGCGCAAAAAAGAAGCATTTAGTGATGGTGTAAGTAGTAAAGATAGATCATGGTATCAGATTATTGACGAATTTGTTAATAAACAAAGAACTATTAAATATGATAATAATGCTGTGTATAATCATAATTCGCCCGAAACAATGGAACAGTTATATTATAGAACAATTTTTGAAAACTTTTATCCAAATCAAGCACATTTAATCCCTTATTTTTGGATGCCTAAATATATTGATGCTACCGATTCTAGTGCGCGATCATTAGATATTTACAATGAAAGTAATGAAAATGAAAATGAAAGTAATGAAAATGAAAATGAAAATGAAAGCAATGAAAATGAAAGCAATGAAAATGAAAGCAATGAAAATGATGAAAGTAATGGTTTATATACAATACGTGAAAATACAGATGATAATGATAGTAAAAGCGATTAATAATACTTCT